GAATACTAAGAAGCAAAGGATTACTTAATTGAAGTTATTCTTGAAGAGCTACACTCTTCTTATACCACAAGAATCACTACCTGTAAATACTTTTTTCAATAAAAACGTTGCCTAATGCAAAAAAATATAGTATAACAAATTATATCATGATGGAGGTCCAATGGCCAAGAATAGAAAAAATAATGTCCACTACGTAGATAACGCTTTGTTTCTGGAAAAGATTACAGAGTATAGAGAACTGGTGTTGGCTGCTAAAGCTGAACCTGATTATGACCGTAGTAAGAAACCTCGCGTCCCCAATTATCTAGGGGAATGTTTCCTTAAGATTGCCAACCACTTGGCATATAAATCTAACTTTATCAATTATACCTATCGGGAGGAAATGATTCTTGATGGTATTGAAAACTGCATTACTTACATCGATAACTTCGATCCTGCTAAGTCTAAGAACCCCTTTGCTTACTTCACACAGATTACGTATTATGCCTTCTTACGCCGTATTGCGAAAGAGAAAAAGCAACAGGCCGCAAAGTATCGATACATCCGCAATCTAGATGTTCATGATTTGATTACACAAGACCACGATGGTGGTGATTATGGTAATGAGTTTATTGACTATCTTAAAAAGACTATTGACCTGGTAGAAGACTTTGATAAGCCAGCCGAAGTTAGTAACATTCCTAAACGCCGACCAAAATATCTTGATAAGCAAAAAACTGTTGACTCAGGGCTTGATTTAGAGTAAGATGTAAATATCACTCTGACTAAAAGGTATAATTTATGATTGATTCTCCTAAGGTTAATACAGCCGTTAAATTTGTTTCCGATAATTGGTTCTCTATGTTGATGTTAGGCGTAGCATCTACCGCAGTAATTTCGGTCGTCAACAGCGTCACTAGTCACCGCGAAGAAGTCCAGACTATTTCGATTCAGAACGCCGGTTGCATTTATCTTGAATCTTCGAAGCTAGGTGAAGGCCAGCACTATATGATTTGTAATGGTCAGATTACACTAAAGCGAGTCGCTGATGGTGAACAGACTGACCCCGAACAGGCTCTAGAAGAAGCCATTCCCACAGATGCGGCCGCAACTAATACATCTGCGCCGCCTACCAAGTAAGGTGAAATATGAGTAAGGAACTTATTGTTCCTGTAATCGTCCAGCAGATGGTCGATAGTATGCAGGACAAGTCAACACCGTCTAATATCAGACATAACTATATGGTCACGATTGAAAACATTCGTGACTATTGCGATAAGGCGTTGGCGCAATATGCAAAAGATAATGGATTAAAGCGTAAATGAAAGTAACCGATCCTAATACCGTTCATGTAATGATTGACTTGGAAACTCTTTCGACAAGAGCCAATGCGACCATTCTTTCTATTGGTACCACCAAGTTCACTATTGGCGAGGGTATTATCGATAAGTTCTATTGCAACATCGATGCCAAATCTTGTAAGACAGCCGGGCTTCATGTTGATAAGTCTACCATTGAATGGTGGATGCAGCAAAGCGCCGCAGCAAGAGACGCACTTCTTATCGACCAACTACCTCTTGCGGATGCACTACAGAGTTTTACAGACTGGATTGGTAGAGACAAGGTAATGCCGTGGGGTAATGGCGCTTCGTTTGATATCTCTATTATGGAGTCTGCATATGCGGCGGTCGGCATGCCTTATCCTTGGCGCTATAACAACATCATGTGCTACCGCACTGTTATGAATCTTATGGGTCTAAGCAATGCTAAGATTCGTGCAGCCGAAAATGACACGCATCACCATGCTCTTGATGATGCAATCAGCCAGACCAATACTTTACTTGGAATTCTAAAGTCATGAAAATTGCGTTGATTACTGATACTCACTTCGGTGCTAGGTCAGATTCCATTCCTTTTGATAACTTCTTTGCGAAGTTCTACACGGAAGCATTCTTTCCTCATCTAGAGCAAGAAGGTATCAAGACTATCATTCATTTGGGTGATGTCTTCGATCGGCGTAAGTTTATAAATTATAATACGTTGAAGAAATGCCGTGAGTATTTCTTTGACAAAACTAGTGATATGGGCATCGATGTTCATATGATTGCTGGGAACCACGATACATTTTTCAAGAATACTAATGATGTAAACTCTCTGGACCTTCTGCTCCGTGAGTATGAGAACATCATTACATATTCAGATGCAGAAGAAATTAGATTAGACGGAAAGAATCTACTGCTTGTTCCATGGATTTGTTCTGGTAATTATTCAGAAACTATGGAGGTAGTAAAGAAAAGCAATGCACAAGCCGTATTTGGACACTTTGAGTTTTCAGGTTTCGAAATGTATCGTGGGCATAAAAATGACCACGGAATGGACACTGTTGACTTTGATAGATTTCCTCTCGTTTGTTCTGGGCATTTTCATCATCGCAGCCGTTCTGGTAATATTGTCTATCTTGGTAATACCTATGAGTTTACTTGGAATGACTATAATGATCCGAGAGGCTATCACATTTATGACACGGAAACGAATGAGGTAGAATTCTTTGAGAACCCATTTAAAATCTTTCATAAGATTTATTACGATGACACTACTGACGACCCTGGTTTGCTTGATCTTAGCGCACTTGTGGGGAGTTGTGTTCGGTTAGTTGTCGTAAAGAAAACAGACTTCTATAAGTTCGACCGCTTCGTTGATAAGTTGTATGACTTAAATCTAATTGAACTCAAAATCATTGAAGACTTTTCTGAATTTGAAACGGAAGCAATGGACGATGAAGAAATGAGTGTAGAAGATACTATGACCGTTCTTTCTGATTTCGTAGATACTATTCAAACTGACTTAGAAAAAAATCGAATTAAAAATATTCTTCAAGAACTTTATGTTGAGGCACAGAACGTTACTGTATGATTATTTTCAACACAATTCGTTGGAAGAACTTTCTTTCAACCGGCAACCAGTTCACCGAAATCAAGCTAGACCGCTCACCCAACACTCTGATTGTTGGTGAGAATGGTGGGGGCAAGTCAACGATGCTTGACGCATTGTGCTTTAGTCTTTTCGGGAAGCCGTTTCGTAATATCAACAAGCCGCAGTTGGTAAACTCAATCAACAAGAAGCAACTTCTGGTTGAGGTAGAGTTTCAATCTGGCCGTAAGTCGTATAAGATTGTGCGCGGTATCAAGCCAAATCTCTTTGAAATATATGTTGACGGTGACCTGATAAATCAAGATGCGGCCGCTCGTGACTATCAGAAATATCTTGAGGAGTCCATTCTCAAGTTGAACTACAAGTCATTCACGCAGATTGTTATTCTGGGTTCAGCCTCGTTTACGCCATTCATGCAGTTGCCATCTGGTACACGCCGCGAGATTATCGAAGACCTACTTGATATTCAAATCTTTACCACGATGAACGTAGTGCTACGAGACAAGATGAATGAGTTGAAGGATAGTTTGCAAGATGCCGACAGCAAATTGGAAGTTCTAAAGCAAAAGGCCTCGATTCAAAAAGAGTATGTCGATACACTCGAAGCAAATAAAGAAAAGAGAGTTGATGAAATTATCTCACGTATCGAAGAAGGTGAATTGTCCATCGCCAGTTTCCAGGGTCTTGTTGGAACTCTCGAAGGCGAGAAGATTATACACGAAGATACAAGGGCAGCACTTGGAGATCTCAGTGCAAAGCAAAAGAAACTCGAATCGTTTAAAACCAAATTTTCCACCCAACTCCGCGATCTCCAGAAGGAGGTGGCATTCTACAATGAAACCGATGAGTGTCCGACATGCCAGCAAGGCATCGCTCACAATCATAAAGAAACCATCGTATCATCCAGACAAGAGAAAATCGAAGAACTATCTGCTGGAATGGATAAATTACAGGAAGAGTTTACAAAACTTGAGGAACTTATCGCGGAAAATGAGACTCTCTCCGAACAAATTTCTGAGTTAAGTGTAGAGATTATCGCGAACAACAACGAAATTATTGTTCAACAAAGATTAATTCAAGCACTCAACCTGGAATTAAATGATATTCAAACTAAGACTGCCGACATTGATGTTGAAAAGACTAAGTTAAAAACTTATGCTAAAGAGGTTCTGGGACAGAATGAAGAAAAAGCCAAGTTGAATGAAGAAAAGCATTACATGGATGCTGTCTCCACTCTCCTCAAGGACAGTGGTATTAAGACTAAGATTATTCGGCAGTATCTTCCAGTTATCAATAAACTGGTGAATAAATATCTACAAGCAATGGACTTCTTCGTGCAGTTTAATCTTGATGAGAAGTTTGATGAGACAATTAAATCACGCCATCGGGATGATTTTAGTTACGCATCATTCTCGGAGGGTGAAAAGCAACGTATCGACCTTGCTCTTCTTTTTACATGGAGAACAATCGCCAAGATGAAGAACAGCGTAGCAACCAATCTTCTTATTTTAGATGAGGTATTTGACAGTTCGCTTGATAACAATGGTACAGATTATGTTATGTCTCTGTTAGATACTATCGGCGAAGATACTAACCTATTTGTTATCAGTCATAAGGGCGACCAACTGTTTGATAAGTTCCGCAGTCTGATTAAGTTTGAAAAGAAAAATAACTATAGTGAAATGGTGGTATAATGGAATTAATTAAGTTTACTGATCCGGCACTTCGTGTCGAGCCAACTACTTTTGATTTTGATAAAGAAGATGCTAAAGATTTGATAGATAGCCTTTGGGCGAAGTGCCGGGAACTAAAAGGTCTTGGTCTTTCTGCAAATCAAGTTGGTATCGATGCTAAAGTTTTTGTCATGGGTAGTGATGATGCCAATCGCAAGAATGTTTTTAATCCTAAGATTGTTTCCTCTTCGGTAGAAACTAATCTTGCCAAAGAAGGGTGTCTAAGTTATCCTGGATTGTGGCTTTCAATAAAGCGGCCAGCAGCTATCACTGTGTCATATCAGAATGTCGAGGGTGAATATATAGTTGAAGAGTTTGCTGGTTTGCCCGCTAGAATCTTCCAACATGAATATGATCATATGCTCGGATTGAATTTCTCTGACCATGCCTCCGAAATGAAAATGAAGATGGCTATGAAGTCACTAGAAAAACGAGCAAAAAGGTATATTAGAAAATATGTCCAACACAACCTATGATTTCGGATTTACATTCGAAGACCCAACTGAAACAGTAATCCATGTTCCAGAACCATATAGTTCTCAGTCCATCAACACTGGCGAACTCAAAGATGAGATTATGGCAAAGCTCTATGATCTTGAAGCCAGACTTCTCACGGTAGACCAGTCAACGCTTATCGCCGAGCATAAGCGACTAGTTGAAATGGAAGTTGCCGAAAAATTGAAGCAGGTAGAAGATTTAATTTTACCTTTAATGTATAACCTGATGAAAAATCCTGAAAAGGAATACATCCACTGGCCGAATAGGACACCCATAATTGATAACCAAATTGAAAAGATCACCGCAATCACACGATTCTATGAACGAGTTTGACGGTCCTCCAAGAGCCCGGTTCTTTGCACAACCGGCTGCTACTGTAGTAAATCTATATCTCTGTGGAGAAATTAAAGCAGCCGAAGAATATGTGGAATGGTTCCAGTTGTTTCGCGCCGCGGGCGAAACTGATACAATCTATATTCGTATCAATAGTGAAGGTGGCGACCTGTTTGCTGCCCTACAGATAGTAAGAGCAATTCAAGAATCGAATGCTAACATCATCTGTTCGGTAGAAGGCATCTGTATGTCGGCTGCAACTCTAATCTTCCTAAGTGCTGACCGCTTCGAACTATCTGACCATACCATGTTCATGTTCCACAACTATTCGAGTGGCACTATAGGTAAGGGTGGCGAGATGTATGACCAGATTACGCACTTCCGGTCATGGTCTGAAAAACTGTTCACTTCATTCTATAAAGACTTCCTGACGCCAGAAGAAATCAAGTCGATGCTTGACAATAAGGACATCTGGCTTGATGCTGAGGAAGTCGCCAAGCGTTTGAAGAACCGCATCGAAGCAGACTCGGGTGAACCAGAAGTCACGCCCAAACCGAAGAAACCTCGGAGGAAAGTCGCTCCTGCATAAATACTACTTGACATTTCCTTGCGAATCGAGTAGTATATAAACATGATTAGTTTTAAAGAGTTTATAAGTGAGTCGCAAGACGGTGCCGGATTAACTATCTGGGACATCGATGAAACTC